CAACGGACCACCGAGGCGTACGTGGCCGGGCCGCTCCAACAATATGCGACCACTAAGGATTCTGTATGACAAAGCGATGAAGAGTAAAGCGTGGATTGGAAACCAACCACGGCAGCAACAGAGATCGAAGCCTCGGCAGCAGACGTGAACTCCAAACGGATGCCTGCCCGGTACGGGGAGATAAGATGACTGAGGCGACAGCTACGGTTGTTGTTGCTGCTTTAACTTTTCTTACAGTAGTGTATAATTCGATCAATCAGCGAAAGATCGAAAGGCACGTCAGTGAGACAAACGACGCAGTTAATAACCGCCATAAAAAAATAGACTCGAACGGTAACGTCCCTAAGAAACTGTACGATCTCGTTATCGAGAATCATGTGAATATCACCGACTTGCAAGAGTGGAAGAATGGCTATAATGGATCTGCAATGTCAGATGCCGATGCTGTGAATTCTTTTTGCGACAGGTTAGCGAAGATTGAGGATCAGCAAGATGCAATGCTCAAACGACCTCCCTGCATGATCCATGATGCCGAAAGCAAGACAAAAAGTATTCATCCAGCGGAAACGAAAGAGGCCGATTGAAGTGAGAATTGCAAGACAACTAAAAAAAGATGCCCTTACAAACTACAAGACTACGCTCGGTGGCGTTGTTGCGTTTGTGGCGGTTCTTTCTAAGCAGCTAGAGACTTTATTTGACGAGGACGCTGCAACCAACCCTGACTACATCTTAATCATTGCGGCAGCGAGTGTTTTAATGGCTGCCTTGTTTGCGAGAGATGCTGACAAGAGTACCGAAGATTCTCGGTGAGATGGACGATCCGTTTCTCATATTTGTGATTGCCATACTTGGGCTGGTGGCCATACGGATTCTAGTAGACAAATTTACATAAGAGTGCCATGAACAACTCCTATCAACAAAACGCCAAGACCCCTTCTGGCCCAATATCTGCAACCCCAGCCAAGGCCAATTGGGGCGGCTTTCGTGGACTCCTGAAGAAGTATGCTGGTGCAGCCGCTGGTTATTCACTTCGCAAGATCGGTAGCGGTCCTGTTGTCCGTTTGCGTCGAGCTAGTGACAACGAGGAGAAGGATTTCGCAGCGGGTGACCTGACTGGCAGTGTTGAGGGTGCGGAGTTGTTGACGAATGGCGATTTCTCTAACGGGTCAACTGGCTGGAATCTTACGGGATGGACTGTCACGGGCGGGCAGGCTGTCGCTGATGCTTCAGGCAGTCTTGAGCTGCTTGATCAGCACGTACTAGATGACCAGCAGGCTGGAGATTACATCAAGGTCACTTTCGATATAGTTGCGTGTAGCGATTTTGCCCAATGCGGCATCCAAATCAACTCAACCGGCTTGACTAGGTTTGATACAATATTACAGATCAATTCGCCTGGCACCTATTCGTTTTTATACTACTACGACACCAAGGTTAACAACAGGTTCCGATTCTACGCCCAGAACTCCGCAGGGTTGACGATTGACAACGTTAGTGTTGTACCGTACACGCCAACCACAGCGGATATTTGGGCGATGAACGGTAGGCTAGGGTACCAAGGGCAAAACAGCGAATCAGCCTACGCCACCACATGGTACGACCAGTCAGGCAGTGGCAATGACGCAACCCAAACCACATCCACCGCTCAACCTCTACTTATTCGTGCGGGTGTTACCAACACTGATAACGGTAAGCCTGCTTTGAGTTTTGATGGGGTGGATGATTGGTTTGTTGTTCCTGAAATAGCACTGGCTGAAAACTCTTTCTTTGGGTGCGTAAGAACTTCCCCAGACATTGCTTCTGGCTTTCGTGTTATTGCTGGTAGGTTCCTCTCGAACTACATTAGAATAAGCAATGGAGGGGGACTTGATGTCAACTCTAGTGGCACCAGCGTCAGTACCGTTAATGGCGTGTTTTCAGACGATGAGCAAGCATTAATATCATTTGTTTTTGCGGGCGGGCAATGGCAAACAAACAAGAATGGATTATCAGTCGGAAGCGGTGCAGAGACGCAATCAACTCTCTTTGTTAGAAGGATTGGCCAAGCCAATGATCTTTGGTATTGGGATAGCAATATGCAGGAAATTATATTCTACCCTTCCGATCAATCCACCAACCGCATCGGCATCGAAACCAACATTAACGATCATTACGGGATTTACTAAATGCTTTACATGCTTTGCAGTCCAGCAGTCGCAGACGACCTCAACCGATCATTCATGCGGTTAATGCGACCTGCCCACTTACGAGTTGGTTACACCACTGACTTCTACACGACCAAACACATCCACCCCGAGACCGGGTACGCTGCACTGGCAATGCCAGAAGAGGAAACGGTTCCGATTCACCTAGAGGCAGATGGTGCTGAGTTGGATTACATGCTGAACATCTTCGTTCAGGATGAGGCACTAACACAGGAAGAGGCCGATGTTATCCGGCAGCAAGTCATCGACTCTGTTGGTCAGCAGGTTTCAATTTTGGATTTTGTGCCACCTTCATGGTCGGCTTACGTTTTAACACAAGAACAGATGGATGCTGATGGATGGTTTCCACCGGCAGAAGGAGAATAATTAAATGGCAGCTTCACTTTCAGATTTATTTGACGGGGCACAAACGGCAGACGGAGCATCGGACGCACAGGCAATTACAGCCGGTGACTGGATGTTAGTTGTTCAGGGTACTCTAGACGGAGCTAAGGTCAATATCTCTGGCAATGTTTTCGATTCCAATTACGACCACATTGATGGCGGTTTGATTGTCGATAACGCTGGTTTCCGTGTGTTTCGTTTTTGTGCCGGGAACGTCAAGGCTCATGTTAGCAACGCTGGTTCTTCCACTAGCGTCAAGGTCGGAATCTTAGCAGCCCAGTAAGGTAGTTAAATGGCAATCATCCAAACCCCATCAATAGCAAATGTCGTTGAGGATCAGACTCCGCAATTGGGTGGGGATCTGGATTGTCAGGATTACCAATTGCAGTGGAGCGGTTCGAGTCAGTACATCGGCAGCACGATTCTTGGTGCTGGCTTAACCGTTAGTGCTGGCTCCAACCTTCTAACGCTTGCATCAAACGGCAACCTTGACATCAATACCGGCGGGGGCGTTGATGCCAAATTCCTATCTGGTGGTGGGCTGAGTGTTGGCGGTGATGTTGCTCCGCTTTCAGTTGGCAGCCTATATGACCTCGGCACAACCTCTTTGCGTTGGGCAACCACCTACACGGACGGCATCGCAACTAACGTCGAGACCTTCACAGCAGCATCGGACACCCTCGACGCACTCAACAACGTCTGCCTATGCGATTGCTCATCCAATGCAATTACATTAGCTCTGCCTGCTCCCGTTTCTGGGTTGCAGTACCATATCAAGAAAACAGACTCAACCGCAAACACGGTTAGTGTCGAACCTGATGATCCGGGTCCAGAGTTAATCGACGGTGCAACGTCAGCAATCATCTCAACGCAATACGATTCAATCACCGTTGTCAGCGATGGCAGCAATTGGTTTATTTTATAGGAAACCACAATGGCATATATCGGAATTAACAAAGGTCAGGCAGACGACGGTTCAGCGAAATCAATGGCGGTCACTGCTGACGGTCATTTAGAGGTTGACTTACACGGTCCTCGTTTGCCATTTGGTTCTATCCATACGGAGAGCCTTGAGGTCGAATTCCAAGCTGACCCCATTTATGGCATTAATTCCGATGTAGTTTACAGTGAGAGTGGAACTGGCGGGTCCACAACCGCAGCTAATAACTTATTCACTTGTGCATCTGGAACATCCGCAGGCGGCAACGCTACGATCCAGTCGGTTAACCGTTTGCGTTATCGTCCCGGTCAAGGTTCGGTTTGTAAGTTTACCACTGTATTCTCGACCCCTCAAGCCAACAGCGTTATGGTCGCTGGTCTTGGAACTGCTGAGTCTGGTTTTTATGTTGGCTACAACGGAACCGCATTGGGCGTGCTGCACAACACTGGCGGCGTCAGGCACATCGAATCGCTACAGGTGACAACAGCGTCAAGCACAGCAGAAAACGTCACCGTTACGCTCGACGGAACCGCTTTCTCCATTGCCGTCACCAACTCTGGAAACATCCAAAAGACGGTTCAGGAAATCGCTGACGGAACCTACGCCGGATGGACAGCCCAAGCGGTCGATGATACGGTCATCTTCCTCGCTGGTAGCGTTGGCAACAAGACCGGGACTATGAGTTTATCCGGCACAACCGCCGTTGGCACGTTTACCGAAGTAACTGCGGGTGCTGCAGGTACGGATACTTGGGTCACGCAAGCTAACTGGAACGGCGATAAACTCGATGGCACTGGAACTTCGGGCGTAACGATTGACCCTACCAAGGGGAATGTGTGGTCAATCGGGATGCAATACCTCGGTTTTGGTCCCGTTGAAATTCGCTGCGAAGTTAACCCATCTGGCAACAATCCCACCTTTGTCAACGTCCACACTTTCGACTTCCCAAATAGCCTGACGACCCCGCACGTTACACAACCGTCGTTTCCGTTTACGATGAGTGCCTATAACACGACCAACACTACGAGCATCAGCGTCAGTGCCGGTTCGTTTGCTGGATTTATTGAGGGCAAGAAGAGACTCAAGGGGCCACGGCACACCATCATTGCGGAAACAAACAACTTCGTGGGAAGCACAGCGAGTACCTACTATCCGTTGTTCACCATCGCTAATCGCAGGGTGTTCAATTCACGTGCCAATCAGTCGGTCATCAATATCATATCTACAAGCGTGGCGCACGATGACGCAACGCCGATTACTTTCTATCTGATTAAAAACGCAACCTTGCTCGGCAATCCTGATTTCTCTGAATACCATTCAGGCTCGGCTCTGCTGGTTGACAAGGCTGCAACCACATGCACAACAATCGACAGGAACATCCTGTTTGCAATGGAAACGGGTCAGAACACAGGGCTGATCCACGACTTCCTAGACAACATTCAAGTTCAACCGGGCGAGACCATAACCCTCGCCGCCAGAGCAGTTACTGGAACTGCGACATATGTAAACGGATCAGTTAACATAAGAGAGGATCAGTAAAATGGCATCGTTTAACGTAAATTTGGTGGACGGATCGGCTGAAAAGGACGCCGACGCAGCAAACCTTATCGTGGATCAAGAGAATGAGCGGCGTGCTGCTCTCGATCCACCAGAGGCTCCGCTGCCAAAGTCAAACAACGCAGAACTCAAAGCATCCTACGAAACCGTTCTATCAGCGACACTACTATCTGCCCACATGAGTTATCAGAAGCAGGCTGCTGAAAAGAAGTCCCAAGACGCTGACGCCAAGACGCTTTGGGAGAACGCAACCAACGCACAACGAGATGCAGCCATTGCCGCACTCGGTGGTTAGAAATAAGGAACAGATATGGCATCCCCAATATCAGGATCAGCTTACACTTTTACTGTTAGCCTGCTTAGTCAGACTGATGGATCAATTGTTGCAAGCCCAACATTAACATCAGGCGACGTAAAGATATCAACTGACGGTGGAACTGTAGCTAACTTGGCATCATTGCCAACAGTTACGCCTGCCGCCAAGGGGATCGTTGAGGTTAACCTGACCTCTGGCGAAGTCGGCACAGCCCATTTCAGCGTCCTGTTTAGCGATGCTGCTGGTGCTGAATGGAAAGACCTGAACTACCACGAAACGGTACAATCGGTTGGCGAGATCACCGCTGCCGCTGTCGCTGATGCTGTTTGGGATGAGGCACAGGCCGATCACACAACGGCAGACACTTTCGGCTACTTCCTCGATGCTCGTGTTAGTGCAGCAGGTGGTTCTGGTGGTGCAGCAAACGCCGTCCTTACTGCTGAAATAGTCACACAAGATTACGAAGGAATCCTAGTACAATGAGTTGTTTAGACCAAGATTATCTTTACGTCGGTCAGGATTGGGATCGGGTGGTTCCTCTAAAGATTGACGGGCTTCCATATGCCTGCACCGGTGCGACAGTCACAGCACAGTTAGTGAGCGTTAGCCGAACCAGCGCAACCACCAACGGTGCTGCTCAGTCATGTGCGGATAGCGGAAATGCCGACTTTGCTTGTGGCAAGATCGAGGTTATCTACGCCGACACCGTAACCACAGGTCTTACTGGTGGTGAGTGGGTTCTTGAGATCCTCGTTGTTGAAAGCGGTGGCGACAAGAAACTATTCCACGCCAAGCCTAGCGTTATGGTGATACCAACGGGGCAAGGATAATGAAGGTCTCTAGGATTTGTGCCTGCGGAGCTATTGTGAAAGGTGATTGTGCAGCTTGCGAGAAGAAGCGTCGTGTTACCGAGGATAGGTTCCGTGGCAGTCCAGCCGAGCGAGGCTATGACAATCAGTGGAGAAAGCTGTCGGAGCGTTTCCGTAAGCACAACCCGCTCTGCCAGAGATGCAACATGAAAGGTCGTGTTACCGTCGCAGAGGACGTTCACCACATTAAACCAATTAGAACCCATCCTGAGCTACGGCTTGTCTGGGACAATTTGATGAGTGTGTGCAGAGAATGCCACAAGATCATCGAAGGAGAAACCAATGGGTAGAAAACCATTAGCAACCGAGGTTAAGCGGCAGAAGGGCAGTTTCGTCGCAAAACCAAAACGAGAAAACAAACTAGAACCAAAACCACCCAAGGGCTGGCCTGAGAAGACTGAGTTGGTGCTGAGTGATCCGTTGGCTTCCCAGAAGTGGGACGAGACCTGCCAGATGCTAGACGACATGAACGTGCTATCAAAGGCCGACAGAGACCTGTTGGAATTGTTCTGCATGAACTGGTCACAGTACATTGCCCTCTTGAAAAAAGTCCAAGAAGTTGGTATAGTAGGCGAGATGTTAAACCATCGTGGCGAGGTCGTTTTGAAGCGGTCTCCATACCAAGCAGAGTTAAGCCGGATCACGGATCGTCAGGCTAAGTTGCTGACCGAGTTCGGGCTAACACCTTCGAGCAGGTCTAGGATTGCCACGGTGAGAGATACCAAGCCTGAAAGCAGTTTCGATAAATGGATTGAGCGAGGCGGTTTGAATTGATCGACGTATTCAACGAGTACGTCTCTGGGGTTATTGATGGCGAGATTACGGTTGGGAGATATGTTCGGCTTGCAGTTGAGCGACACCTCAAAGACGTAGCAAGACAGGGGACGGAGGAGTTCCCATACACCTTTGACGAACATGCGGCAGGGCAGGCTATTGCTGCGTTTCCGGCACTGTTTCGTCATACCATCGGAACCTATGCGGGTACTCCATTCGAGCTTGCACCTTGGCAGGCATTTATCGTGGGTAGTATCTGGGGCTGGAAGGATGCTAATAGGTTACGCCGCTTTCGCCGAGCCTACGTCACTCTGGCTCGAAAGAACGGCAAGGCATTGAGCCTTGATACCAAACTTCCGACACCTACTGGACTCACCACGATGGGCGAAGTTAAAGTTGGTGATTACTTAATTGGCGGTAGTGGCAAGCCAGTTATGGTTGAAGCGGTTACTGAGGTCATGGAAGGCCGGTCATGCCTAGAGTTGGAGTTCACGACTGGTGAGAAGGTCGTTTGCGATGAGCAGCATGAGTGGGTGACCAGAACGAAATCGGAAATCAAGAAGGGTAGGTCGCCATCCACAAAGACGGCCAAGGAAATATCCGAGACTGTTAAGTGCGGGGTGGCAAGACCTGAGAACAACCACCGAATAGAGTCAGTGGTCACAGTTGGCGAGAAGACAGAACTGCTGATCCAACCCTACTCACTTGGGGTTTGGCTGGGTGATGGCAACTCTAGTGGTGGCAGGATTTATGGCCACGAAGATGACATGAAGTTTATCCTTGACCGGATGGTTTCGGAGGGTGTGACGCACAAAGAGGTCTCAAGCGGCGGCGGAAAGGCTGAGTGGAACAAGGCCCACTCGGTACAGTTTTCAGAAACGACCCCTGCGAGAGTGGTGTTGCGAGAGGCTGGGGTATTAAATAATAAGCACATACCTGAAGCATACTTCCATGCATCCATTGAGCAGCGTATGGCATTGTTGTCTGGTTTGATGGATACAGATGGCACTGTTTGCCAAAAAGGGCAGTGCGAGTTCACACAAAAGTCAGGGCAGTTAGTTGAAGACGTTGCTAGGCTGCTAAACTCGCTTGGTGTAGCCTGTAGTGTTCGATATAGCCGAATGATGCTAAACGGGCGTGATGTTGGTGAGAAGGGACGTATCCATTTTTACCCACCTAACTGGATGACTGGCAGTTACGAGTTGTTCACAATTCCACGCAAGCAAGTGCGTGTCAGGCGAAGGAAGAAAGACGGTACAAGGAAGGTTGTTAATGTAAGGAAGGTTGAGTCGGTTCCTGTGAAGTGTGTGCAGGTCGAGGGTGGAACTTACCTCTGCGGCGAAGGCCACATCTTGACTCATAACTCAACGCTGGCTGCTGGGATTTGTATCCTGCTGGCTCAGTTCGACAACGAGCAAGCGGCACAGGTGTTCATCGGGGCCACGAAGGTCGATCAGGCAAAACTGATCTTTAACGAAGCCTCACGGATGATTGGGGCCAGCGAGAACCTGAGACACCTAGCAGACAGGCGAGTGTTGCAGATCAACTTCGACTCAACAAACAGCTTTATAAGGCCGCTGGGCAGCGATAGAGCGTTCGATGGCCTTAACCCTAGCGGAATCATCTTTGACGAATTGCATGCGTGGAAAGAGCAACACAGAGCCTTCTACGACACGTTGACGACGGGTAGTGCTTCGAGATCCCAGCCGCTACGGTTTACGATCACGACAGCGGGCGACACTAACAGCCTGCTTTGGATCGAGGAGGAGACTATTGCCAAATCATTAGTCGAGGGAACTTATAAAGAGGATAGTTACTTTGCTTATATTGCAACCTTGGACAAGGAAGATGATCCATTTGATGAGGCTAACTGGCCTAAATCCATGCCAAACCTCGGTATCTCCGTATCGGCAGATTATGTGCGAGAGCAGGTCAGGGAAGCAGAAGTATCCAAGGTCGCAGAGAACAGGTTCAAAAGGTACTTCGCCAATGTGCAGGTCTCTCCGAACGAGGCAGCGATCGACCTTGCCAAATTCGATTCATGCGAAGGAGAACTTTCTGACTGGCTTGAAGCAGATGTCGTCACATGCGGCATCGACATGGGCGGACGAAACGACTTAGCAGCCCTCGCTTACTGTGCCAGATATCCCGATGGCGAGAACGAGGACGGTGAGCGTCAGTACCGCTACGAGATCACCACAAAGGCATACATGGATGCTGATACGTCTCGTGACCTGAAAGAGATGCCTTGGCTCCAGTGGACCGACAACGGGATGCTAAACATCGTCCCTTATGTCCACACGGCGATATATGAGGAAGTGCTGAATGAGTTCCCAAAGATCCGTGGCAAACAGGTTGGCTTCGACCCTTGGTCAACGCAGCAACTTGCGGAGCAACTCGATCAAGAAGGCTTTCAGTGTATTGTGATTCAGCAGAACAGGTTCAAGTTACACGAACCCACAACACTTCTACTGGACCTAATAGAGAAACAAAAGATAAGGCATAACGGAGACCCTATCCTTCGTTGGTGCTGCGGGAACATGGTTTTGAGTATTGATAACGCATCTCGAATCATGCCCGACAAGAAGAATTCAAGCGAAAAGATTGACTGTGCTGTTGCTGCGATTATGGCTCTCAAGCTGGCGTCGTTAGCCCCCGAATCACCACGAGGACCACTGTTCATAACATAATATGGCTACATCATTACGATCCCCCGCAAAGTGGTTGTTAGACTTCTTTGGCGGCAATAACAACGTCCGAGTAACCGAAACTTCTATTCTTGCCAGCCCTACGGTTTGGTATTGCATTGGAACCATCTCTGGTGATGTCGCCAAGATGCCTCTGGAGGTAAAGCGAGAAGACACGGATGGTGGTCACGAACTGTACAAGCGTCACTCTGCCTATAACCTGCTCACGCAGCAATCCAATGACTGGCAGACCGCTGACTGCTTCAAGGAGATGATTACGGCTCATGCTTTGGGATGGGGTAACGGTCGGGCTGCGATTGTTCGTAATGGAACGAGACCTGTTGAGTTGATTCCATTGATGCCGGATCGTTCGGAAACGATCATGGTGCAAGGCGAGGTTTATCATGTAACAATGCCAGAAGAAGATGATCCGCTGCTATTCCGTCAGGTTGTTGAGGAAATGCCCCTAACGGAACTTCTCCAGCACCGTGACGTTGTGGTGATGCACGATAGTGAGGTTCTGCATGTGAAGGGCTTCGGTTACAACGGGTATGCCGGGCTGAGTGTGGCACAGGTTCTAAAGGACACGCTTGGCATTGACCTGCAAGCTCAGAAGTACGCCAACAACGGAATGAAGAAGGGCTTCGCCGGTGAGGTAATGTTGGAAGCCCCGGCAGGCATGTTCCGCAATGAAGACGACGCCAAAGCATTCCTGGACGGGTTCCGCAAGCGTCACGCTCGTGGTCAGGACGGCGAGACTGTCGGCCTACTGCGAGAGGGCATCAAGGCCAATGTGATGAATATGTCACCGGCTGACTCGCAATTCCTGGAGCAACGTGCCTTCAGTCGCCATGACATTGGCATGATCTTTGGTATGCAAAGCCTTCCGTTCGATGATACAGCCACAAGCTACAACTCGCTGGAGCAGAAACAACTGGCATACCTAGCAAGCTGCCTCGACCGTTGGCTGACCCGCTGGGAGTTCCAGTGCGACATGAAGTTGCGAACCGAGCCTGAGAAACGGGTCGATACCGTCCACTTCAAATTCGACCGAGCGACATGGCTGCGTACTGACGCCCAGACA